GTGCTGAGGAAAGAACTTACCGATATAGCAGAATACTGCGACGAATTGGATGCAACCGTTAGCACTATTAGTTATGCCGCTTGGCGCGCACTTGCGAGGACGGCAGAGGAGGCCAAGCCATGAGCGATTTCGCCAGATTGATGATCGACGAGGAGCGTGTTCTCCGCTGGAGAGCGGAACACGACAGCGCGGGCTCACATCTCGAAATCGCGAAGGCGCGACGAAACTGCTCCTACCTCATCTCGCAGCATGAGCCGGTCGCCAAGCTTGGGATCGACCGAGAAAAGCTGCGCGCGGTTCTGGCATACGTCTGGCACGGAGACCTTGGTCGGCTGGAGCGTGACTTCGCCAAGCTGGAGGCCAAGCCATGAGCGAGCGCTGGCAACCTATAGAAACCGCGCCAAGGGATGGAAGAACCGTCATCCTGTGCTGGTCCATCGACGCCGACGGCAACGCAATCGATTGGACGGAAAGCATTAATACTGCGGGGGTCTTTGTTCAAGTCGCATCGTGGAGGGAAGAGATTGGCGAGTGGGCGATCTACGCCGACACGATCAGCGACCCGGCGCTGCATTTCCGCCCGACCCATTGGATGCCCCTGCCGCTGCCGCCATGCAAGGAGGCCAAGCCATGAGTACGCTGCTCATTTCCGCAGAGCGTGTAAGGATTCTCCGCGCAGAAATCAAAAAGCGCGACGCCGAGATAGAGCGCCTCCGCGCCCGCGTGGAAAAGATGCTTCGGTGCACGATTACGCTAGAAGTCATGCTGAAGCTGTTTGCCAAGCGCGAGGAACTTCTTGCGGCGGTGAGGGACATGCGAGAGGAGGCCAAGCCATGAGCGACATCGTGGAACGGCTGCGAGATTATAAAGAGAGGTTTATTTTCCAAGGCGCATCCCAGTTTGCCCTGAGTCTCGCCGCCGATATCGAGCGGCTGCGCGCCCGCGTGGAGGAGTTGGAGAAGGTGCGCGCGGCAGCAGATGATCTTTTCGCCTACGACAGCGGGTGGTCGCATTGGGAGCAGAAATACAGAGCCTTGCGCGCCGCACTCAAGGAGGTCAAGCCATGATCGACGATTACGAAATCATCGAGAAACTATCTCGCAAAGTGTGCGAGCTTCATGCCGAAAACGAGCGCCTCCGCGCCCGCATTGATGCGAATGCAATCGAATATGATCGACTTCTATCTCGCTGTGCTGAGCTAGAGCATGTTCGTCAGCAGGCGCAAGCTCTCATCGACTATGAGGATGCCGGTCCCGATGACCCAGCCGGAAAGAGTTGGATGCATTGGGAAGAGAAGTTTGAAGCCTTGCGCGACGCCCTGAAGGCGGCCCCGCAATGAGCGACGATCTGGTAGCCCGCTTGTGTTCTCCCGAGGAGATCGTCTTCCCTGCCGGTACGAAGATCATCTCGGATAACGGCAAGACGATGGAACTCTTGGAGCCCTTCTCCATGTGGAGCAGCAGCAGCGACAAGCAGGACGCCGCCGCTGAGATCGTTCTGCTGCGCGCAGAGATCACCCGCTATCGAGCCGGTCTCCAGAAGATCGTGGATGCTGATGGATGGTGGGACGCGCCTTCAATTGCTCGCGATCTTATCGCAGGAAAGGATGTGACATGAAAAAAACAACCGATATTGATCTGGATGAAGAGGCATTTCGCATGGCAAGCATAATTTGTGGCTACATTCCACCACCTGCCGATCTTGTTAAATCTGTTCGACTTGGTCTCGGCAACAAGCCAACGGTAGGATTTAAATACTCAGATGAAGCTGCTGAAATCGTAAACATCTTGCGCGCAAAATACACAAGAGACGAGAGAAGGAGTAGAGTGAGAGCAATCGGAGAGAAACTTTGCAAGCTTGGTGGATTTCAAGCAATGCAAGATGTAGCAATGGAAATTAGATATCAATTTCCATATGGCGAAGGTGATGAAGACGGATGGCATCCCGGCATTATCGATTATGACTGGGATGGAATATGTGGGTGGAGAACATGAACGAGCGTCATTGGTTTGCAATCGCGATTGCAATCCTACTGATCATGCTTGGTATGAAGCTATGAACAGACCGCTATACGAAACGCAACAGGACAGGCTTGCAGAAGCTCGCGTTGCGAAGAAGGTTGCAGACAAGTGGGCATTGAGGCCCATCAAGCTGCGCCCGACATACGTTGTTGACTATGCATTGATGAAGGAAAATACCTGCGCTGGATTTATGGAAGTGAAGTGCCGCAACTACACCATGAGCGAGATGGATAAGATGGGCGGCTTTATGATCTCTCTCGACAAGCTTGCCAAGGGCATTCAGCTTGCTCGCATCGGCAGGGTGGTATTCACGATTGCAGTTAGTGCGAAGGGAGTGATCTATTACTACGACATCAAAGATAACAACATCCTGAACTGCCACGATGGGCTGTCATTTGGTGGGCGCACGGACAGGGATGATCCGCAGGACGTAGAGCCTGTTGCGCTGTTCAAGGCTGCGAGGTTCCAGAAGCTATGACCAACACCGTGTGCAAGGGATGCATCTATGCCGACTGGCATCGCGATGTTAAGAAGCGGCTGCACTTCAAGGGTGGCGGCACCTGTACGAGGCTCATGGACTTTCCATTGGATACGAGGTTGCCAGCCGCCTTCCATTGGCTGGGAAGAAGGGAGCCAGAGCCATTCGGCGGATACATCAACCGCAACCATGAGATGGAGCGTCTCTGCCCGTTCAAGGTGACGGAGAAGACCAAGGGTGCCGATCTAGACTCCCTGATCCGCGCTTTCGAGGATGCAGTCGTGATGGTGAGAGAGGCTGATGCCGATGCCGCGCCACGGGCTGCGCTGGCCTATGAGACCGCTAGGATTGCATTGAAAATGGAATACGCGAGGATGAAAGATGCCGCAGATAATTCTGACTGATCCTTGTTATTACTGCGGCAGGAAGCTCGATGACGTAGCAAAGAATGGTTGCGGATCAGAAGAGTTTCCGAAGAGTACTGTAGACAAATGGTGCGCTGTTGTTACTGCTGCGAGGTTGTCCCGTGATGTCCAAGTCGCAGATCAAAAGTGAAAAGCGCAAGCGCATGATGACCGTGCGCCAGCTTCTTCATTTCGAGAACGTCAGGATACAGGGTGCGAACTACGCGGGCCGGGCTTGCTTCAAGCAGCCGCTAGACAACATCGATCCCCTGCTGATCCAGTTGAGTGGCATACTGGAGGAGAACGCAGGCTTCATCTCCGAGGTCTGCAAGCGAGCGGGAGTGGGCAGGTCTACTGTCCAGCGATGGATGCACGAAGGGAAAGATCCCAAGCTCAGCTACCTGCGCGCGATGCTGAATGCTATGGGGTATGACCTGAGAATCGAAAGGATGCGTGATGACGATTGAGAAGTTTGATTTGATCTCTGCACTCAGGCAAAAGGCTAGGTTTGATGTATCGAGGTATTTGCATTTTGCTACTGACAAGGATTTGAAGGAGCATATCTGCTGGAAGGCTGCTGAAGAGCTAGAGAAGTGCAAGTCATGCAAGGTGGATAGCAATGCCGTTCGTGGAGATTGATGGGCAGAAGATCGACGTAGACGAGATGCTCAAGGACATTGAGCGTACCGAATGCGAAGACAGCCTGTATGAGTTCCTGCGGAAGGGATGGCGCAACATCGACCCTGCGCCGTTCGCTGAAGGCTGGCCTATCGAAGCGGTCGCGGAGCATCTGCAAGCCGTGGCGGATGGTGATATCCGCAGGCTGATCATCAACATCCCGCCTCGCTGCGCGAAGTCGAGCCTGACAAGCGTGGCGTTCCCGGCTTGGGTATGGGCGCAGCCTTGGCAGTCGGATACCTCTGGCGCGGGGGTTCAGTTCCTCCATGCGAGCTATGCCCAGCAGTTGAGCCTGCGCGATAGCACGAAGTGCCGAAGGCTGATCGAGAGTCCTTGGTATCAATCGCTGTGGGGCAGCAGGTTCGCCCTGACCGGCGACCAGAACACGAAGACGAGGTTCGACAACACGGCAGGAGGCAGCAGGCTCTCGACATCGGTCGGCTCTGCGCTTACCGGCGAGGGCGGCAACATCATCGTCGTGGATGATCCCAACGCAGCGCAGGAAGCGTTCAGCGAGGCGACCATCGAGACCACCATCGAGTGGTGGGATGGTGCGCTATCGACGCGACTGAACAATCCCAAGACGGGTGCCTTCGTCGTGATCCAGCAGCGGTTGAGCGAGGAGGACCTAACGGGGCATATCCTGTCGCGGGAGGCTGGCCTGTGGACGCACCTGATGCTTCCCATGCGCTACGAGCCTGAGCGCAGCTATGTGACCAGCATCGGCTGGCAGGACCCGCGCAAGGAGGCTGGCGAGCTTCTATGGCCCGAGCGTTTCGGGGAGGAGGAGGTCACGGTCCTTGAGAAGCAGATGGGGCCTTGGACGGCTGCGGGGCAGTTGCAGCAGCGTCCCGAGCCAAAGGGTGGTGGCGTCATCAAGCGTGAGTGGTGGCAGCTATGGGATCAGGAGATGTATCCCGGCGTCGATTACGTCATCGCATCGCTGGATACTGCGTACACGACGAAGACATCGAACGACCTGTCTGCGATGACCGTGTGGGGGATCTTCTCTGGCGGGGACGGCAAGGCTCAGGTGACGCGCACGATTGCACCGGGCGGCGAGATGATGTCCTCCGTTACCCGCACCTACACGGAAGAGCATCCCCGAGCGATAATGATGTTCGCGTGGCAGGAGCGACTGGAACTGCATGAACTTGTGACGAAGGTCGCGGACACCATGCGGAAGTTCAAGGTGGACAAGATCCTCATCGAGAACAAGGCAGCAGGCCACAGCGTCGCGCAGGAGATCCGCAGGCTCTACAGCCATGAGTCCTTTGCCGTGCAGCTTGTCGATCCCAAGGGGCAGGACAAGTTAGCAAGGCTATACAGCGTTCAACATCTCTTCGCGGAGGGGCTGATTTACGCGCCCGAGCGGTCATGGTCCGACATGGTGATCACGCAATGCTCGACGTTCCCGAAGGGCAAGCACGACGACCTTGTGGACACGGTGAGCATGGCTTTGCGGCACCTGCGCGAGACGGGGCTGATCATCCGGGGGCCTGAGTGGACGGCTGATCTGGACGAGAAGACGCGCCATGTTGGCGCGCCGCCTCCACCGTTGTATGCTGTGTGAAAGATTGCCGGATTAGCTCAGTTGGCAGAGCAGCGGTTTTGTAAACCGCATGTCGTGGGTTCAAATCCTGCATCCGGCACCAGAATGAGAGGGGAAGATGGTTCTTGCTAGCGCGACTGTGGATGTCATCCGACCGAGCAATCCCAAGAAGCTTGGGCTGTTCGCGGTACATGTCTGGGGCCAGCCTCCCCATGCTGAAAAGCGCAACTATGAAATTCTTGCGCCCAATGATACTATGGCGGCTCAGGAAGGTATCCGTCGCTTCGTTGCCGAGATGGAGCGCATCTCCGTAGAGGGTGGCTGATCATGCCCATGACTCCCGGCCTTGTGCCGAATCTTCGTCAGGTCTTCCCGTCTCTGGATGCAGAGGAGGCGGGGCCGGGGGTTGTTGTCGAGATCGATGAGGGCCAGCCAAAGGAGGAGCGCAACGATAGCGGCGAGCTTCTCCGCATCGAGCATGAGGACGGCTCGATCAGCATCTCGCTGGATGGCAAGGGCATTGGCGAGGAGGGGCAGTCCGAGGCTGAGTACGCGAAGGAATGGTTCCGCAACCTTGTCGATGACATCGATCAGGGTGAACTGAGCCGTATCAGCGAAGAACTGATGCGCGGTATCGGGGATGATCTCCAGAGCCGCAAGGACTGGATTGAGGATCGCGCTCAGGGCATCAAGCTGCTGGGGCTGAAGATCGAGATCCCCGGCTTGCAGGGTGCGAGCGATGGCGCTCCGGTCGAGGGCATGAGCAAGGTGCGGCATCCGCTGCTGCTGGAGGCTGTGCTGCGCTTTCAAGCCAATGCCCGCAGCGAGCTTCTGCCGACCGATGGGCCTGTGAAGATCCGCAACGATGCCACGGGCAGCACACCGCAGCAGGACAGGCTTGCGGAGGCTCTGGAGAAGGATCTCAACCACTACCTGACCAGCGTCGCGTCCGAGTACTACCCGGACACGGATCGAATGCTGCTGATGCTTGGCTTTGGCGGGTCTGCCTTCAAGAAGGTGTACTTCTGCCCGATCCGCAATCGCCCCGTGAGCGAGAGCGTCGATGCCGATGACCTGATCGTCAACAACATGGCGACGGACCTGCGGAACGCGAAGCGCATCACGCATCGTGTCTTCATGCGTCCCAGCGTCGTGAAGCGTCTCCAGATCCTTGGCGTGTACAAGGACATCGATCTCTCGACACCGCTTGAGCCGCAGCTTGATAGCGTCCAGCGAGAGAAGAACTCCCAGCAGGGCATCTCCGAAGGGACGATGAACCCTGATGATCGTGATCGTGAGATCTACGAGTGCTACTGCGAACTGGACATTCAGGGCTTTGAGCATCGCTACAAGGGCAAGCACTCTGGCCTTGAGATTCCGTATCGCGTGACGATTGATGTCTCGACCAAGCAGATCCTGTCCGTCGTTCGCAACTACGACGAAGAGGATGGTGATCTTCCTGAAGCACGACAGGTGTTCGTGAAGTACCAGTTCGTTCCGGGCATGGGCTTCTACGACATTGGCCTGCTGCACATTCTCGGGAACACGACCAATGCGATGACTGCTGCTTGGCGCGAACTGCTGGACGCTGGGATGTACGCGAACTTCCCCGGCTTCCTGATGGCAGACACGGGTGCGCGCCAGAACACGAACATCTTCCGTGTTCCTCCGGGTGGTGGTGCGCTGGTGAAGACCGGCGGGCTGCCGATCAGTCAGGCTGTGATGCCGCTGCCGTACAAGGAGCCGAGCGGTGCGCTGATGAACCTCGTCCAGAACATGGGCGAGACAGGAGCGAGGGTCGGTGGAACGTCGGAGCTTGCCGTTGGCGAGGGGAAGGCCGATGCGCCGGTCGGCACGACGCTAGCCCTGATCGATCAGGCCACGAAGGTGATGAATGCCGTCCACAAGCGTATGCACAGCGCACAGGCCGAAGAGTTCCAGCTTCTGGTGAGATGCTTCAAGGAGCATCCTGAGAGCTTCTGGCAGCGGTGCAAGAAGCCCACCATCGAGTGGAACGAGCAGACATTCGTGCAGGCTCTGAACGATTGCGAGCTTGTGCCGCAGGCTGATCCCAACACGGCCAGTCATACGCAGCGAGTGATGAAGGTCATGGCGCTGAAGCAGCTTCAGGCTGCCAATCCCAACATGTACGACCCCGTTGCGATTGACACGGAAGCCCTGAAGACGATTGGCTGGAGCAATCCCGAGCAGTTCCTGATCCCGATTGAAGCTCAGGGTAGGCCGCATCCTGAACTGATCGAGAAGATGGAGCGCCTGAAGATCGACAAGCAGAAGGCTGACGCGGACACGATGCGCGCGCAGGCTGATGTTCAGGGGCAGATGGAGAAGCTCCAGCTTGAGAACGCGAAGACGCAGATCGACGCGCACAGCAAGGTCACGAAGACGAACATCGATGCCGAGAAGGCGAAGGCAGAGATGGGCTACTCCGAGGCTGATCTGGAGAGCAAGAAGGAAGATCGCCTGTCGAAGGAGCGCGTCCAGCTTATCGACCTCGCCCAGAACCTCGCCGTCCACCCCGAGAGCGCCGGTCTGGTGGCTCCGCTGATTCGTCCTGCGCTGAATGAGCTTGCGACTGACAAGAACGTCGGGGGCGTGTGATGAACTACGACCAGATCATCCGCAATGCCCTGCGACTTGCGAAGGCTCCTCGCAGGTTTGCATCTGGTGGAGAGGTTGTTCCCAAGAAAATGGGAACTTCTCCCATCCCAAAGGGTATGGTTCGTCGTTTTCATGTTACTGGATCTCAAAATATTGATGATATCAAGAAGAATGGTCTAACCATGCAGAGGGCTCGCGGCATTGATGGGCCAAAAGCAATCTATTCTTGGTCCGATGAAGATAGTGCAAGGTCATATGCCGGGCCTTACGGCTCAATAGTTGAGTTCTACGACCATCCCGAAAACTATGATAGCCATCGATTTGCCCGACTTGGTGATGTTCCAAAGGATCAGATTCTGGCAATCCATGAGCCGTGGCACGAAAGATACCGATATGCACTTGAGGAAAATATCCCCTCAACGGTATTGAGGGATGCTGGCGGTCCAGATTACGAAAAAGCTGCTGATGCTCTTGATAAGAGCCGGGGATATGCTCTTGGCGGGGAGGCAGATTCCAAGGACATCTCGCCATCCATCTCAAATCCCGTCTCCGTCTTCCCCAAGCCACAGAGGATGTTCCCCGCTGATGCACCTGTCCCCGGTGGTCAGTATCTGGGAATGCCTGATAAGGAGGACATGACCGGCCACAAGTCTGCCGTGGCGTCGATTGGTGTCCACCCCGGCGGCAAGCCCTACTTCAATGCATCGAAGGACGCTGTTGATCAGACCGGGACCGCTGGAAAGGCGAAGACCAAGACGAACCTGTTCAAGCAGAAGGCTGGCTGGTCTTGGCAGAACGCGCCAGAGGGGCATGAGGACACGAACACGATTGTTTCTGTCGAGCATCTTGGCAAGCACTACTACGCTCTGAACGCTCATTTCCCGAAGGGAGTGGACTTCGCGAGGTACGAGAAGGCCAAGAGCGAGCCTCGACTGCGTCCGACAACGACCGGGGATGTATTCCTTGGTCCGCAGGCAGGGACGATCATCGTCAGGGGCAAGGAGCATCCCGTCTATCATCATGTTGTGGTGAAGGCTGATGGTGGAGCGGTCGGATACGCCTCTGGAGGAGATGCAGAGCCATATTATCCAGTTAAAAGCAAAGAATATGAAGAAAATCTGTCTAATTTTATGAAAGACAGCCATATTGTTGATAAAAAAGGCAAGCCAATTCGCTTGTTTCACGGAACTTCTGACAAAATTTCTTATTTTAACCTTCATCACCCTAACAGGAAAGATGCGGGATGGCTTGGGGAAGGTGTTTATCTTAGCGAATCTCCAATTATTGCCAGTAATTATGCAACGCAAAAGCCCGGAAGTGAAAATCCAAATGTAATGCCGCTTTACGTCAGAATGACTAATCCATACAGGGCTTCTACTTCTGACAAACAAAGATTGAGGATGATTGAACTTACTCATGGAAAAGATGCTGCAAGGGCTGCATCGTCAGAATGGACAAATTATTTGAAGAGCAAAGGTCATGATGGTGTTATTTATGAAGGGCCAATTTCTGGATCTACGGAATACGTTGTGTTTGATCCTGAAAATGTAAAATCTGCAATTGGGAATAGGGGGACATTTGACCGTTCTACGGATTACATTGATCGAAATACAGGAGGAAGTGTTGGCTACGCTTCTGGCGGGGACGCAGACCAGCCTCGTCAGCTAGATGACCGTGGCTTCTACAGCGCAGCAGCCGAAGCTGCCCGTTCCCTCCCCCAAGCCAAGGGCAGTCCATCCCAAATGATGGCTACCATGAAGGGGGTGAAGCCCTCCGAGCTTGAGTGGTCCGGTGCCGGGAATGCCTTTGCCAACCAGAAGACCGTGACCAGAGACGATCTGGCGCAGCATTTCGAGAAGAATGTCCCCAAGATCAGGGAAACTGTTAATGATTACAATAAATACGAATACGAAAAGCAAATAAGAAAGACATGGGAGTCTGAAATAAAGCAAGCTAATGATTATTTAAATCACGGAAATGAAGATGATAAAAATTGGGCTAGACAGCAGCTTCAAAATATAGAAAATCAAATTAAAAAAGAAGTAGAATATGGCATGAGTTATAGAATTCCAAAATATAGCGAATGGACACTTGGAAGTTCTTACGGAAACGAGAGTCCAGAGGACAGAAATTATCGCGAAATCCTTCTTCGCTTAGATCATCCAGATACACTTCATAAATCAAGTCATTGGGCCAGCGACAATGTAATTGCTCACTTGCGAATGCAGGATCGCGGCCCTAACAATGACGTTCTTCACCTTGAAGAGCTTCAATCCGATTGGGCGCAAAAGGGAAGAGATGAAGGATTTTTTACCAAAGAGGATCTTATCAAAAGAGAAGCAGCAAAAAAGTCTTTTGAAGAATATTCAAAAGAATTAGCAGATAAATATGGTCTAAATCCAAGGTTAAATCTTGCGATGTACAGGAGCATTGCGGGAATGCACGACTCAGAAGTTGAAAAATATGAACAACTTCAGAGGGAAGCAATTATTACTGGTGCAATTATAAAGAATAAAAAAATCAACCCCGCTCCATACGTCACCAACACCGATCATTGGACCGAGCTTGCTCTTAAGCGCGTTCTGATCGAGGCCGCGCGCGGCGGCTACAACAAGCTCGTCTGGACTCCGGGTGAGGAGCAGGCAAAGAGGTACAGTCTTGGGAATTATGTTGATACATTACTATATCGACCTGATACAAAAAAACTTATTGGATACAATGAAAAAAATATTGTGTTTTCAAAAGATGGTGTTGAAAAAAATGATCTAAAAAATTATATTGGAGAAGAACTTGCTAATAAAATTATGCACGAAGACAATGTTGTAAAAAGATTTAATGGAGAAACACTCGGTCACGCACTAGAGGGTCAGCAGTTGTTTATGGGCGGCAAGGGCATGACTGAGTATTACGGCAAGATTCTGCCTAATGCTCTTCGTCGTGTTCTAAAGCCCCATGCAGACAAGATCCAGCCGACTTCCCATGTCGTGAAGAACAATGACGGAGAAGACGTTACTCTCCCCGGCATCGAGATCACTCCCGAGATGCGTGAGTCGATCCTGAAGAAGGGATTTGCTCACTACGCTCATGGTGGTGAGGTGCGCCAGCACTTTGAGGTTGGTGGTGGTGCAGATGGTGGAGACTCTGGCGGCGGCGATTCGTCCAATGGAGATGGGGGCGGCTTCAGTTCCAACTCTGACATGGCGGATTTTGGCAGCCAGACGGAACGTGAAGATTCCAGTCCAGCCGCTCCATCCTACTCCCCGACAGATCAAGATCCCTCGATGCTTGGCGGGGCTACAGGGATGGCATTCTCTCCTCTCGGCTCTGGGTCACTTGGAGTTGGGACTGGGCGAGTGAGCGGCAGCGTTTTTGGCAATGCCGAGCAGAACTTGAACACGGGGCCGGGGGTTGTTGGCTTCATCGGTGGATCGCCTCTTGGCGCTCTTGCGTATGCGATGAAGCAAATCAACAACACCTACTATGATGGCAAGGCTCGCGCCGATGTAGACCAGAACGTCGGTGGTCCATCGTCTGGTCAGAACCCAACTGCTGCGGATGTAGTGTATCCGCAGTCTGCAAATCCCTCTGGAGGTTTCAGACTCTCCAGCGATGATGACGAGACGCAGGCTGGCTTGGTGAAGCCTGTTGCGTTCGCTCCCCCTGCTCCTCCGATGATGGCTTCTGGCGGGAAGGCACGAAATTCCCATCCCGTTCTTTCAATTCCCGGTGTACATATCAGGGAAGAGATCCACGGCAGGCCGATCTTCCTTGGAGAGGAATTTGGCAAATTTTCTTCTGGAGGAGATGTTCCCAAAAATAAAAATGAAGGAATTATTGTTAGTGACAATCACAAGGGAAAAATTCCAGATGTCAACTATTTGGTAAAAAACAAAAACAGATTTATTTATCACTCATCCCCCGCAGATCCAAATGATTTGAAGCATGGCATTGATCCGATGAGTGCTGAGTCTGGTACTTGGACAAGTGAAAACATGGATAGCGAAGACTACGGAATGTCTGAAAGCGAATACGAAGAATATAAAGAATCACTTCCAAAGGCATCTTGGTATTCAAGAAAGCCTGAATGGGTAAAGACAATTGCGGCAAGAAAGCTTGGAAAACACGAAAACGAACTGATGGAGGATGACATTAAAAATCATGGGCATCTTGCATTGGTTCATAAAAAAGATCTGAAAGATTACAACATTTATTGGGTCGGAGATGATTTTCACCATACAGAAGAAGTTACAGATCCATATGGCAAGAGAAAAAAGGTATGGAGCACACCTCTGCATTCTTATAGCGATATATTTGGAAATCTTACCGTTCCGGGTATAGAAGAAAATGAATATGTTTCGACCGATTCAATTGAGCCTTTTGTTCAGTTGACCGGAGATGCGCTTGTTGAATTTCTGAAAAAGACGGGTAATCTTTGAGGATCTTGGAGACAGAGATGGCTGACGATCAGGCAACAAGGCGTCCTCTCTCCGACAAGGAAACTAATGATCTTGTCGGCAAGATTCAGTCTGTTCTGACGCCCGATCTTCTTAAGCCAAAGTACAGGAAGATGAGCGAGGGCGAGCATCCAACCTTCGGTCATTGTGGATCAGCTACTCAGGCCGCGTATTACATGCTTGGCGGCGAGGAAAGCGGTTACGTCCCTCAAGTTGCAAATCTAGGTGACGGCACGACTCATTGGTGGCTTCGACATCGCGATACGGGTCATGTGATCGACCCGACCAAGGAGCAGTACACCAGCAAGGGTGAAAAGCCTCCGTATGATCTTGGACGGGGCTGCGGCTTCCCCAATCCCAACCCTGATGTTCCGTCCAAGCGAGGTCAGGAAATCATCAATCGCATCAGGGGCAGGTCTGCTAGGGCATCTGGCGGCTCCGTCGATGAATCCGACATCGCCTCTCCTCCCCCTGCGGAAGAGACAGGCATCGATGCCTATCATTCATCTCCTCACAAATTTGATAAATTTGACATATCAAAGATGGGGTCAGGAGAAGGAAATCAAACTTTTGGCCCCGGACTGTATTTTGCAGAAAACCCAAAGGTTAGTGGTCAAGGTGGAGAATATTGGAGAACTTTTATAAATAGGATGAAAGCAACTCCAGAGCGTCACGCATCTTTTGCTATGATGAGTGCGGGATGGAACAAGGAAGAAGCAATAAAGAGGCTTGAAAAACAAAGAGATATTCATTTAGATTACGGAATTCCCGGAAAGTATGGAAATGGACCTGAAGTTGAAGAAGGTAGCCGTCTATTGGCAAAAGAATATGATGATGCAGCAAATCTTTTGAGGTCAGAGCAGCCTATTGCTCCCCATACTTATGAGGTACGCATCAATGCAAATCCAAATCATTTTCTTGACTGGGATCACCCGCTAAAAAATCAATCAGATTTTGTTAAAAATGCCATATCGAATTTGATGAAAAAGCTTAATGACAAGGGAATCAATGCAATACAATTAAGCGGAAATGTAGTTTGGTCAGATTGGGTAACAAGGCGCGCAAGCCCAATGATTATAGACGAAATGGATGGAGCGGCAATAAAGTCTATGCTTGAAAAGGGATTTGGAAGAAATATCGATAAAGAGCTTTCAGATTCTGGGCTTAAGGGAATAAGGTATTTTGATGCACGTTCCCGTGAAAAAAAGAGGGGAACGCGCAACTACGTCGTGTTCGATGACAAACTGATCGACATCAAGCGCCGCTATGAGATGGGCGGCGCGGTGCCTATGGCTTCTGGCGGGGAAACAGGAGATACTCAGACCATGCCCCAAGGAATCTCCCCTGAGCAGCAGAGCCTGCTCGACCAGCTTTCCCGAGCCATAGACGAGTCTGTGGCCCGCTACAGCGACGGTCATGCTGGAAACTCTGCCTCTCCCGCTCGCGGCTACCAAGAGCCTACGATGCCCGGAGAGCCTTCCCTCACGCGCCAGCAGGAGCAGGACTACAACATCAACCGTTTGCAGGATGCCCTGAACAGGGTGCCTGCTGCGGCTCATGGCGGGGCTATGGGCTACGCCGAAGGCGGGGACGTAGAGAACAACCCTGTCGTCCAGAAGGCTCTGTCCCTGACCTCTGGCAACGCACCGGCAAAGGATGTCGAGAGCCAAATTAGGAATACAGAGAATCCAAAGCGAATTCTCGTCCCTGCAACAGGCCCCGGAAAGATCAAGGGTATTGTTATTCCGCGTCACATGTGGGAAGGCGGCAATGGAAAGCATGGATTGATTCCCGGAATGAGGGATATCAATAGAGCTAGGGCTTCTGTTTATGGTTCTGAAAATAGAGATCCGCTTACCATTGGAAAAGTTGCAGACATTCACAAAGATGCTCTCGACGAACATTTTAAACTTCCAATTAATGAACAAATTTCTCGCGAAAATGCTGCCTTGGAAAGACTAAGGTCGGCTATGCATATTGGGAAAAGCGCAGATACTTTGGATGAAAGTGAGAAGCTTGATACGGTTAGGCATGAGTATGATGATGAAGGGCGATCTCATGTTGCATATGGATCAAAGGGAATTGCAGGCCATGCTCTTTACACATCTGGGACTGGGGAAAATCAAAAATTTCATGTTTTAAATGTTTGTCCGGGTCAGACAACTGGATGCGGTGGTGGAGTTGACGAAAATGGTATAGTTGATACAAAGCGTGGAACTTGTTTTGCTCCAAATGCTGAAGCTCAATACCCCGGAGCAGCAATTCGCAGGGCTTGCCATACGCAGGCCAAGTTTGATCCGGCAATGACTCGCGATTGGATCATTGCTCATGCCGGATCTTTGAGGCGAGCGGCTGAAAGGGCTGATGCGAATGGAGAAAGGGTTCTGTTTCGTCCCAATGTTGTTGATGAAAGCGATAGGTCTACAAGGTACGCAATCAAGCACCTGAATGATCAGAGAGAGGAATACAGCAAAAAGAACAAGCTAAAAGTTCCGCTGCCAGATATTATTGCTAATTCCTATGGAAAAACTACTGAAATGCATGACCCGGAAAATGGCATTTTTGTAACTTACTCTAATACAGGTCCGAAAACAAAGCTTGGACAGTCAGTTTCAGAAAATGCCTCTAGGGACAACTCTAGAATTCGTCAGACAATTCTTGCTCAAGATGCTGCTGGCAGGGATCTTGTAAATGATGATGGGGAGGAGACTCCTCCAAAAGGATCTTATATGGTTACTGATGTTTATAGGGGATCGGAACTTGATAAAAGAATGCAGAAAGCATTTAAGTATGCAAAGTATTGGTCTGCTGGAAAGCCTGTTTCTAGGCTTTCAAAGGAAGAAATTGCTGAAGGTGAAGAAGGTCATTTTGGAAAAGATGGAAAGCCAACAACTCCAGAAAAAGCTCACTATGGTCATGTAACATTGAATGGTGTTAGGTACGATTATCAAAAGCAGCATATACTGCATCCTCGTCTTGTTCAGGTTGGCAAGAACAAGGACGGCACTCCACACATGATTCCTACTGATTCTAGGTTCATGGATGAAAAGTTTCTTCCAAAAAATCGATTTGTTGGAAAAAGCGGAAAAAAAGTTGGCGCAATACTGCTAACTACCCCAACAACATCTACATCTAGCGCCGGTCATCAAACATCCTTCACTCATCATGTTGGCGAAGAACACATTAAGCACGCTCTTGCCAATAATGGTGAGTATGAAATTGATCCTCCTGCCGCTCAACAGGCTGCTGCTGGCAAGGAATACGTTGCGCCGAAGGAGAAAGCTTATTTTGCACATGGTGGTGCGGTTGGATCTCTTGATGACCTTGCCTCTGGTGAGGAAGAAATGTGCTTCCCCGAACGCAGCAACTATGCTCAGGTGAACAATGTCCATCGTTCCAAGCATGAGGATGACAGGGAATTGGAAGGTAATCGTTCGCGCGGCGTCAAATCGATTGACCGGGCGCTACGTTTGACTTCACAATACAACCAGCCCACACGGGGACGCCCGTAAGGAGAATCGAATGTACCAGACTGCCAAGAAGGCTCGCGAAGCCATGAAGAGCAAGGCCAAGCGCCTTGCTTCTGATCGTCCGCTCCAGAAGGTTGATTCCTCGACCTTCAAGCCCCCGGAGATGCTTAATGCCGATGTGAAGACGGGGCTGCGTCCTGTCTCGCGTCGAGCCTACAAGAGCGGCGGCAAGGTGGACGGCTCCTGCGGTCCCATGCGCGCGGATCGCAAGGCTCGCAAGTCTGGCGGCAAGACGGAGGCGACTGCCTATGCGAACGCGAAGGTCAATCGCAACGTGAAGGATGCCAACGAGGAGCGTGAGGGCATCAAGCATGTTGGCGGGATGAAGTCTGGTGGTCGCGCCAAGAAGTACAATGGCGGTCCTATGGCCGGGGCCAATCGCATGATGGCTGACGCCTCTCAGCGGGCTGGCGTTCCTTCTGCGATGCTTGGCTTCTCCGGTGTGAAGCGTGGCGCTCTGTCCCCGATTCGGGCTACCGGCCTGAAGAAGGGCGGCAAGGCTGATGACGCCGCGCAGGACAAGGCTCTGGTGAAGAAGGCTGTGCGGCAGCATGAGACGGCGCAGCATGGCGGCAAGCATTCTGAACTGAAGCTGCGTCGCGGTGGCTATGCCAAGAAGCAGGGTGGCGGCGCTCTTGAGAACATGACTCCTGCCGAGCGGGCAATGCTTCGCAGGGGGCAAGATCCGTATGAGGGTGACACCACAAGGGGTCTGCCCGACATGACCAAGCGTGTTGACAAGCCTACTCCGAGTGTTGGGTCTTCGCTTGTTGGCGCGGCGAGCATGTATCGCAAGTCTGGCGGCAAAGTCCGCAAGGCTGATGGTGGCGGGGCTGGCAAAAGCGAGATTGAGCGTGTGCTTGAGCGCGCGCGCGCGGGCAATCCCGATCCCAAGACCCGCTACGTCAGCTACGCCAAGGAAGAGCGCCGTCCGAGCAAGCCTCCTTCTGCTCTCGATGAAGTCGATGAGGAAATTGCTGATACCCAGCGTGAAGCCAAGATGGAACAGATGTACAAGGCTTTCCGCGCCAAGAAGGCTGCTGCGGCTCGACAGAAGGCGAAAGAAGAGTCCGAGCGTGATGCCAACGTGCGCGAAGGTCTCTCGCGTATGCCGATGTTCAAGCGTGGCGGCGAGGCTCGCACGGCTCGCGCTAGCGGTGGTCGCACGGGCAAGAAGGGCAAGGGCAAGACCAACATCAACATCGTGATCGATGCTGGTGGCGCGAAGGCTCCGGGCCTTGGCGCGATGCCCCCGCTGCCGATGCCGGGTGGTCGTCCTGTTCCGCCGCCGATGCCGGTTGGTGGTCCGGGCGCAGGCGCGCCGATGGGTCTGGGTGCTGGCCCGATGCCGCCTGCCGCGCCGCCTCCTGCGATGCCTGCTGGCCCGATGCCGATGGCTCGCAAGAACGGTGGTCGCACGATGCGCCGTGCCGGTGGCAAGGTCTATCGGAGCTACAAGGACATGGATGCTGGCGCGGGTTCCGGTCTCGGTCGCCTTGAGAAGACGGAGATCGCACGGAGGAACTGATCCGTCAGACCTTGTCTCCCGGCAAACTGACGGATCGGGGAGAGGATGTGAACCCCCCTCACATTCTCTCCCCAACAGACCTACATAGAGGGGGGACTGCGAGGGGGCAGTAATGTTGAAGCATCAAGCGTTATATCAGAATGAATTGAGGAAGAATTTGCTTGAGAGAATTGAGGTTGCAAAAGACAGCCTCGTCACATCTCACACAGCAATCGAACACGCCGACTACAAGTTCAGGGTTGGTGTTATTCACGGGCTTCAGGCTGCGCTTGAGGCGTGTGAAGAAGTTGAATCTGAACTAAACAAACGGTAGGGGGTATCATGCCGTACATGCGTATGACTCACGATGTCGATCCGACCAAGAAGATCCTCGATGAGATCGGTGATCTGTCTACAGTCGAGATCTTCAACAACCAGATCCTTGTTGGCGTCTATATTCGCCCGCAGAAGACCAAGAGTGGTCTCTATCTGTCGGACAAGACTACTGACGAGGACCGTTTTCAGTCGAAGGTCGGTCTGCTGCTGAAGGTTGGCTCTCGCGCTTTCGAGGAGAACGAAGAGGGATGGTTCAAGGGAGACAAGTTCAGCCTGCATGACTGGCTGGTCTTCCGTCCGTCCGATGGCTGGAGCATCACCGTGAATGGTGTTCTGTGCCGAATGCTTGCGGATACGCAGGTGAAGGGGCGCGTGAAGTTCCCCGATGAAGTTTGGTGAGGAGAAAGTCATGTCTGATCCGAAGGACGAACAGCTTGAGATCAATCTCGATGAGTCGGCAAAGGACACGGAGCCGAAGGTTGAGGTGAGCGACGATCCGGTGGTTGAAGCTGCGCCGGAACCCGATCCTGCTCCTGTCGAAGATCCCTTGAAGGCGATTGCAGAGCTTCGTGAGAAGCTTGAGGCAGAGCGTCGGGCGCGTATCGAAGCTGAAAATCGCGCGCGCATGGCGAGCAGCGAGGTCGATGACACCAACCTCCAGCTTGTGACTGGCGCGATTGAGACGATGCAGCGTGAGCAGGGCATCCTCAAAGGCCAGTTCAAGGAGGCGATGTCGGTTGGCGACTACGACAAGGCTGCTGAAATTCAGGAAGCCATGTCGAACAACGCCGCGAAGCTGCTTCAGCTTGAGAACGGCAAGGAGGCTATGAAGTCGAAGCCTCGTCAGGAGCCTGTTCAGAGGTCTTCTGATCCTGTCGAAGCGTTCGCATCTCAGCTTTCGCCTCGTTCTGCTGACTGGGTTCGCAAGAACCCGCAGTTCGTGACCGATCCGCGCCTCAATCAGAAGATGATTGCGGCTCACAACATCGCTCTTGCCGATGGTCATGTGCCGGATACTGACTCGTACTTCTCTGCCATCGAGGATACGCTCAGGATTCGACGCTCTGAACAGCCTCGCGCAGAGGAAACGACGGAGTCTCCCTTGTCTGCTGCTGCCAAGCCTGTCGCTCGCTCTGTTCCGCCCGCTGCTGCACCTGCAAATCGCAGCGGAAATGGTCGTGCGAACGTCGTTCGACTCACGCGAGCGGAGGCTGACACGGCAAAGATGCTCGGCATGACCGAAACCGAGTACGCGAAGCACAAACTGGCCCTCCAGAAGGAGGGCAAGCTGCCCAATTGAGGAGATAGATCATGGAAAACGTCATCAATCCCGCTGCTCCGACCGTTTCCGAGGCTCCCCGCAGGCGCGGCAGGCCCCCGAGGACTGTCCAGAAGGTCGAGGAGACCGTCGAGGAGCCTGTTGCAGCCGTGCCGAGGGCTGAGATGCGCTCCGAGGTGCGTGAGGAAGACCCGCGCGCCCGTGCTGCTCGTCGTGCAGCAGAGATCCGGGGTCATCTTGGCGACATGGATCAGGGTACGGACGAGTTCTACATCGACCCAACCCTCATTCCCGAGGGCTGGACGTATGAGTGGAAGCGGTTTCAGGTGCTGGGGCAGGAAGACGCCACGCATCAGGTTCATCTGGCGCGGATGGGCTGGGAAGTCGTTCCTGCTCGTCGCCATCCCGGCATGATGCCCTCGTCGTGGACCAAGGGAACCATCGAGCGCAAGGGCATGGTGCTGATGGAGCGTCCCACGGAGGTTGTCGAGGAAGCTCGTCGCATCCAGCAGAAGGTCGCCAAGGATCAGGTGCGCGCCAAGGAGGCCCAGATCGCCGGTACTCCTGATGGAACCATGACTCGCGACCACGCTCAGACGCGACCGAAGATCAACAAGAGCTATGAGCCGATCCCGATTCCGAAGGAGTAAATAGGCACTACAATGCTTACATGAAAAGGGGGGAGATTGATTTCTCCCCCCTTTACTTTTCTAACCAACCATGTGAATAGTTTTGAGCCTCCCCCGGTGAGGAGGTTTTTCATCCCGGTC